TGCAGCAAGTATTGAGCATAACAAAGCCTCAAGCTTGGCTCAGGATAAAAATCTTCGTCACTATCATAGCATAATGGCTACTCATCACTCGGATCTCTCCAACTTTCACCAAGCCGCATCACAGCCTATTTAAAAAAATGAAGTTAATCACAGAACATCTCGATAGCGACATCGGTTATATTACCGAAGGCGTTGGAGCAGAAAAGAAAACCTTTGTTGAAGGTGTCTTCATGCAGGCGGAAAAGCCCAACCGCAATGGTCGCATCTATCGCTACAAGGTTCTTGCACCAGCAGTTGCAAAATACGTTACAGAACAGGTTGATACGGGTCGTGCAGTTGGTGAACTCAATCATCCAGACGGTCCTACCGTGAACCTTGATAAGGTCTCGCATCGCATCACCTCTCTCAAATGGGACGGTCACAATGTGATGGGTAAAGCTCTTGTCCTCAATACTCCGATGGGCAACATCGTAAAGGGTCTTGTTGAAGGCGGAGTTCGTCTGGGTGTTTCAAGCCGCGGTATGGGTTCACTGGAACGCAGCGGTAATGTAATGACAGTAAAGCCAGACTTTGTTCTTTCTACGATCGATATTGTTCAGGATCCTTCTGCTCCAGAAGCATTCGTGAATGGTATCATGGAAGGCGTTGAATACTTTGTTCGTGGTAATGAAATTATCGCTGAACGTATTCAGGCTGAAATTCATCGTACACCGTCGAAGCAGCTTATTGAAGCTCAGGTTCGGGTATTCAAGAATTTCCTGAACGAAATTGCCTCACGGTAATATTGTTCAATGTATAACACTTTCTTTATGGGTAAAACTGAAGATGCATATAATGGCAACGTGAAATCATCTAAGGTGAATTGTGAATTAACTGAGACTGAGATCAAGCATTCAATGCTGGGTGTCCTCTCTAAACTCCAACCACTATAATATTATAGTAGGCTATCTAAAATATATGTCACACAAATCAAAAGGTCAAGTTGATCTCATTGAAGACATCACTGTTGAGGAACTACTTGCTGATGGACTCGTTGAAGACGTTGAAGTTTCTGGCGAGGAACAAGGCAAGAAGAAGCTTGATGACAAAGAAGATGAAGCAGCACCAGCAGCCGATAAACCGGTTGCGAATGCAGTTCCATCAGGCGCTCCTGAAGCGGATGCTGTAAAACCAGCACTCGATGCAGTTGCCGCCGCTGTAAGTGCAGCACCTGTGGCGATGGCGCCACACACTCAGGGAGTTCCTGAGGCGCCAGCACTTGCACCAGAGGTTCAAAAGGCAGCTGATTCAGTAAACGCGGCAATTGCTGCGGCTCCTGAAGCAGAAGCGCCCCAGACCAAAGCTGGACTCATTAACGCGATGTATCAGCATCTCTCAACAATGAAGACCGAGGATCTAGCGAGTGCCTACAGCACGATGACGGCTCCAAAAGAGACGCCAAAGGCTGAAGACCCCGTGAAACCCGAGGACGATTCAGCAGAAAAGATGGCAGCAGAACCAGCGGCGGATGCACCGAAAGATGCAGAAATGCCAAAGGCCGACGATGAAAAGGGTGAAGACGAAAAGAAAGAGAAAGAAGACGACGATGAAAAGAAAGTTGAGGAAGGCCTTGATGTTCTTCTTCAGGCTGAAAAGTCACTGTCCGAAGCTTTCCGTTCTAAGGCATCTTCACTTTTCGAGTCTGCAGTAAAGACGAAACTTGCGGAAGAAGTCTCTCGCATCGAGGAAAATTACCAAACTCAATTGGAAGAAGAAACCACAAAAATGGCTTCATCTCTCTCCGAGAAGGTTGATAGCTATCTTGGCTATGTGGTAAAGACCTGGATGGAAGAGAACAAAGTCGCAATCGAATCTGGTCTGCGTACCGAGATCGCCGAGAATTTCATTGGTGCGTTGAAAAACGTATTCAAGGAAAGCTACATCGAAGTTCCAGAAGGTAAGGAAAATCTTGTTGATACTCTCACCAAGAACGTTGCTTCCCTCGAAGAACAGCTGATGAAGGCCACGGAATCCAACATGAAACTCAATGAGTCTGTGGGCGTGTTAAAGCGCGAACAGATCCTTGCTGAGGCTTCAGTAGGTCTTGCTTCAACAGAAGCAGTCAAGTTCAATTCTCTTACAGAAGAAATTGATTTCGAAGATGCAGAGTCTTTCACTAAGAAAGTCCAGGGCATCAAAGAATCGTTCTTTCGTAAGGTTGTTAAGGCAAAAGTACAAACAGAAGAAGCAGTCTCTCTTAATGAATCCGATTTGGATGAAAATCTAAATCCGTTAATGGCCGCATATTCTTCAGCAATTACCCGAACACTTAAATAATCTACAATAGTAGATTTAAACTAAAACAAAATGTATAATTCAGAATTACTTCAAGAGAAGTGGAATCCTATCATCAACCATAAGGATCTCCCTTCAATCAAAGACAACTATCGCCGCGCTGTTACAGCTGTGGTGTTAGAGAATCAAGAGAAAGCCCTCCGCGAAGAGCGCTCGGCTTCTTCTTTTCAATCACTGCACGAGGCAACTCCTGTCAATGCAACTGGTAGCGGCATCAACAATTGGGATCCTATCCTGATTAGCCTTGTTCGCCGTTCAATGCCTAATTTGATCGCCTATGATATTGCTGGCGTTCAGCCAATGTCGGGTCCTACAGGCCTGATCTTCGCAATGAAGAGCAAGTACGCAACACAGGATGGCACAGAAGCTCTCTTCAATGAAGCTGATGCTGGTTTCTCAGGTCTTAATGCAGGTGGTACTGCCGTAGTCAACGGTGGTCCTTCATCTGGTTTGGGTGGTACAGCCTCCTCGATTGCTGCAACGGATGCTAGCACTTCTGGTGCCGGTTCAACCCCTGATAAAATCAGTGATGCATTCTATACTGGCGACCTCGGTGCTCATGGTATGACCACAGCGCAATCAGAAGCACTCGGCGGTTCAGGTGCGGCTTTTGGCGAAATGGCCTTCTCAATCGAGAAAGCAACGGTCACTGCCCGTACACGCGCCCTCAAGGCCGAGTACACAATGGAACTCGCTCAGGACTTGAAGGCCGTTCACGGTCTTGATGCTGAGTCAGAGCTCGCTAACATCCTCTCGGCTGAAATCCTTGCGGAAATCAATCGCGAAGTCATTCGCACGATCAACATCAAGGCGATCCTTGGTGCACAGTCTGCAAATTGCACCGTCCCCGGTGCGGTTAACTTGACAACCGATGTTGATGGTCGTTGGTCTGTTGAGAAGTTCAAGGGTCTCCTCGTTCAAATCGAACGCGAAGCCAATGCAATTGCAAAAGCCACACGTCGTGGTAAGGGCAATTTCATTCTTTGCTCAAGTGATGTTGCTTCAGCTCTTGCTGCTGCTGGCGTTCTTGACTATAGCCCTGCTCTCTCGACTAACCTCGAGGTTGACGACACTGGTAGCACCTTTGCTGGTGTTCTCAATGGTCGTACCAAGGTCTATATCGATCCATATGCAACGGACGATTATGTCACTGTCGGATATCGTGGTACAAATCCGTATGATGCGGGTATGTTCTATGCTCCCTACGTTCCCCTCACAATGGTGCGCGCAGTGAATCCGGCTGATTTCCAACCACGTATCGGGTTCAAGACTCGTTACGGCATGGTTGCAAATCCCTTCGCTGAGGCCTCAGTGGTCAACGGCGTTGGTTCAAATCGCTCGAATAAGTACTTCCGTATCTTCGGTGTGAAAGCACTGCTCGACACGTAATAGCGTTTCATAAGTATTTTAAATACTTTGAGAAGGGGCTCCGAAAGGAGCCCCTTTTTTTGCCTATAAATATAGATGTATGAATAACCTTACCACAAATAAGAACTACCTGAGTCCCACGGGATTTAAGGTAGTTATCAATTCTCAGGAATTTTCAAATCTTGAGTATTTCTGCACTCATGCCACAGTTCCTGGAATTTCACTGACGGCCGTGAATATGCCATGGCGGGGCAATCAGAATAGAATTTCGGGTGATCGCATTGAATATCCCGCATTCACAATGAAGTTCATGGTCTCGGAGAATATGGAGAATTACATTGAGATTTTTAACTGGATGAAACTGAATTCTGTTGAAACAACGTTTAAGAAATGCGATGTGATTCTTCACATTATGTCGAGTCATAATAACATCACAAAAAAGATTCGCTATGTTGATGCATTTCCGGTTTCTCTGGGTGAACTTGAACTCCATACTCAAAACACAGATGTGGAATATGTAACGTTGGATGCTCAACTGGAATATACCTACTTCGAATTTCTGACCTAAAAATGATTTACTTTGAGTCTCTTATATGATATAGTTGCTACATTATGATTACTCTTGATGATTTGATTAACACATGGAAGAAAGACTGCGAGATTGACGAAATGAATCTCGATGAGGCTTCGCAAAGAACTGCCAAGATTCACGCAAAATATCTTGAATTGCTGAGTATCACAAAGCTTCAGCTAAAGCGTAAGGAGATGGAACAGCAGGTTCAACTGCGCGACAAGTGGCTCTACTTTAATGGCAAGATGGATCAGGCGGATATTACTGCACGTGGCTGGCCCTATGATCCCTTTAACGGATTAAAGATTCTTCGGAATGACATGGAGTATTATTTTAATGCGGATCCAGAATTACAAAAGACGGAAGAAAAGATCGTTTACATTAAAACCATTGTTGAGACACTTGAGGAAATTATGGGTACAATTCGTTGGCGCCATACTCATATTAAAAACATGCTGGATTGGAAAAAGTTCAC